GGACAAACCCCTGCCTGTCCTAAGTGTGGGCCTGAGTCCCCCCTCAAGAAAGCCATCTACAAGCGCCGAGATGGTTCCAGTGACCGCCTCATGGGCTGCCCTGGGTGCATGTTCTTGATCAAAGACGCAGACATCGTGAACTTCGGCCCTGTTAGGGCCGAAGAGATCGAGATTGAGGGTCAAGACTGATGGCATTCCTCAAACGAGCCAACGCTATGGTCGTCCACCCCCGCATCTCAGGACGCGGTTGGGGTGGGATCCGCAAGACGGCCTCCGCTGGCAGCGGTGCGAATCTGACTGACCAGGCACGAGAAATCCTCGGAGGGGCACTATCTTCCGAAGACTACCTTGTGACCCACTGCACTATTGTGGCCTCCGTGGACACCGACGACGCCCCCAATGCGAAGTTGGGGACAGTCAAGGTGGGATCACAGACGGTCAACCGCAAGTGGGCTGATTACCTGATCAAGCCTGAGTGCTCTCAGTTCGTGAACAACAACGGTGACTCCTGGTCCCGTGATGTGCTCCGTCTGGCGTACCCAACCTTTATTGGGGCGCACAACTTCCGTGAGCACGTTCAGATTGAGGACCAGTCGAAGGGCAGGATCATCGACGCGGTTGCCCGTGACATCGGTGACTCCCTCTATGTAGACATCCTGGTCGCCACGAACAAGAAGCACGCGGCGCTCGTTCAGGACATCTCCTCGGGCAAGATGGCAACCCTCTCCATGGGTTGCACCACCGACTTCACGATCTGCTCTAAGTGCGGTCACTTCGCCGTGGACGAGACTCAACTCTGCGACCACATCAAGTACGCGAAGTTGAACACGTTCATGGACGACTCGGGACAGAAGCGGGTCATCGCAGAACTCTGCGGACACCAGACTTACGATGAGAACCCAGACGCCCCAGGTGGGGTCAGGTTCATCGAGGCATCTTGGGTCGCTGTTCCAGCGTTCCCTGGCGCGGTGATGCGGAACATCCTTGATCCCGGACAGGCTCCTGACGCTCAGGTCCGCAAGGTGCTCGCTTCGCCTCCTCCTCAGTGGTCAGACCACGCGGTTGCTAAGGCAGCCTCGATGTCATCCCTCGCCTTCGACTTCGGCGGTGATGCAGAGGGCGGCGATGAAGAAGCCCCCGCTTCTGACGCGAAGCCGAAAGCCCCGTTCCAAGGCATCGAGGATGCAGTCTACGAATCCCTCAAGGTCCGAGTGAAGGAACGCCTGGAGCGTGATCTTGCACAGAAGGCCATTGAGGACTCTGAGCCGGAACCAGATGCCACGATGGAGCCTAACGACTCGCTCATCAAAGAAGGCAGTTCCGGGCACCGCATCTCAGTGAACACCCTCGTTCGGGTAGCCTCTTCCCCAGTCGCCCTGGTAGATGGTCTTGCCTCGATTGACTCCGTACATGGAGTCAAAGTCGCCCGCCATCTCTACCGTGTGGCGCTGGAGGCTGGCGTACCCACCGAACACCCATCTTTAGACCGTTATCTGTTTGCCTGTAAGAAGGCAGCAGGACGCGGTTTGAGTACTGCCGAAATCCGGGTTGTTGTCCGGGTCGGCACCCTGTTGGCCCGTTGGGCTGGCAACAACAACCCTAAACCCCACTATCTGAAAAGGAGACTGCCATGAGCCGTCAACGAATGACTTGGACAGACGCTGGGGTGTCTCGGCACGCCTCCGAGCACCCTGCAACCCCCGACGAGGGACCTGCTTCCCCCGCACACAAGGCCGAGCCTGCCGCCGACGCTTATGCGACTGGTGGGACGTCCGATTGGGCTGAGGATCCACATCCCGGCCCCTACGCCAACGGTGAGCACCCAGCCACACCGGACGAGGGACCTGCTTCCCCCGCACACAAGGCTGCCGCTCTTGAGCGCAAGGCTGCAAAGTGCATTCGTCTCGCTACTGCCATGCTTGGTGAGGGCGCAACTGTCGCTTCCATCGAGAACCAGGCACTCGCGTTGATGGACCTTCCTGATCGTTCGATCAAGGCCAGCATTTCCCGGCTCGCTGAAGACGCAGACGAAGCCATCGACGACGACGACGCTGCCGCCGCTGAGAAGGATCTCTCTGAGGAGCCTAAGAAGAAGGCTTCCGTCAGTGATCGCATTGCTCGCCTTGAGCGCGTGCTCATCAAGTTGGCTGATTCGGAAGACCCCGATGGTGACGGCGATGATTCTGAGTCGGAGGATCCCGAGGGTGACGACGACGACGAGGGTTCCGAGGATCCAGGCGACGACGAGGACATGAAGAAGGTGGCTTCCCCTCTGGAGCGCCGCATGGACCGCATTGAGCGCGTTCTGCATCGCCTTGCCGGTGGTGAGTCCAAGGGTGACCAGTCGAAGTCCCACGAGGACTACGCTGGTGCCAAGGACGGCGACAAGGAGACTGGCAAAGGCGAGTCTGCTGGCGACCAGTCCAAGGATCACCTCGACTACGAAGGTGACAAGAAGGCTGACTTCGCACCTGGTCATGTGGCACCTGGCGGCTGGGATCCCGGACACACCGAGGAGTCCATGCTGGACGAACTGCTGCTTGAAGAAATGGTCGCCGAGGAAGGCATGGGCCACGACCTCGGCGAGGAAGGCATGGGCCACGACCTCGACGAGGAGTCCATGCTGGACAAGATGCTCGCCGAGGAAGGCATGGATCAGAATGATCCCGCCCACTTTGAGAGCATGAGAGACGAGGGTTCCGAGGATCCAGGCGACGAGGAGTCCATGGAGTACATGGATGACATGGTTGATCCCATGGGTCTGGGCGACGACATCGTCGAGGAAGACGACATGATGATCCTGGCTTCCCTGTTCGGTAAGGACGCATCCGAGAAGGATGAGGACAAGGCCGAGAAGGAAGACCACGATGCAGGTGCTGTCGCTGACGACAAAGACCACATCGAGAAGTTGGAGAAGGACGAAGCCGAAGACGCCAAGGACCTGAAGGACGAGGAGTCCAAGAAGAAGGCTGCTCTCCGCCCCCAGCCGAAGCGTGCCAGCAAGGGTGCAAAGACCCTCGGTGGCGTGTCGAAGGCAGCATCTTCTGAGGTCGGTGATCTCAGCAAGTTGTGGGAATCCGCTCCCGACGTGTCGCGCTTCTTCTAAGCCTCCTGGCTACGAAGACCTCAAACGCCCTGCAAGGTTCGCCTTGCAGGGCGTTTGTTCGTTCTGGACCCCGCACTTTCCCACCCACAAGTACACACTTTGCCCTTGGGATTCAATAGCCGTCCTATACCAACCCCTAAGGGTAGGACGTTCACGTTCTACGGATCTTCGGAGGTGTTCTGCTTTCGGAGTGTCATAACCCCGCCCCTGTAAACAGGGAGCACAAGCCCCGGAGATCATCATGGCTTTGCTTGGACAGGCGAGTGGTGGATGGACTGAAAGTTCCTCAGCCCTGCGTCTTTTGCACGTAGGTATTCGGAACACGGTCGGAATCCTCACCACCGATTCCTTTACTCAGACTAACCCCCCCGACGCAGCGACGTTCGCGACCAGCACCAGTGCTGGCATGGACACCGCGACCCTCGGTGTACTCAGCGGTTCCGTTGCGTTCACTCGTGGTGATGCTGCTGGTGGACCCAACGAGATCGGCGGCCCCGCTGCTGTTGCTCCTGGAACCGCTGGAGTCATCGAGTTGGGTGTCTTCATCAACACCGCAGTCGGAAACGCCTACGAGAACACCCCCGGCCCCGCAAGTGGCAAGGGTCCTTACGTCTCGGGTCAGGGCACCTACGCGAACAGTCTCTATGAGACCAGCAACGCCGCTGCCGCCGTCACTTACACGACCGGTGACTCTCTGGTTGCTTCGATCAACGGCTACCTGATCTCGTCCAGCGCGACCTCCGGGTCGGTCAACGCTGACTATTTCAATGGTGCGACCGCAGTGCTGATGGGCATTCTCAAGATGCCTGCCGACGCTGTTCAAGCCGAAATCGTCTACGACCAGCGCGTCTGATCAACTTCAACCCCTTTCAACTCTTAGGAGACTCATCATGTCTGTGAACAACAGCGTAAAGGCGAAGTTGATCAGCGAGTACATCGGCACTGCTGCCGGTCGTGCGAAGTTGGCTGCTTCAATGACTCAACCCCTGCGACTCCGTCGCGACTACATGGCAGTTGGTCGTAAGACCTTCCTCGTCGAGCAGTTGCCCGACGGAGCCCTTCCGATCTACGACAAGGACCCCGACGTCACTGCGTATGTGATTGGTGAAGAAGGCGAGAACATCATCGCCGTCACCAAGCCACGTCGTGTCATCTTCCCCTTGTTTGAGATCGCGTCCAACCCCGAGATCCCCCTGACCCAGATCAAGGAGCGTCGTTTCGACCTCATTGAGCGGGCACAGGACCTCGCTCGTGCCCAGATCCAGGCCGCTGAAGACGAACGTGTCTTCGCCGTCCTCGATGCTATCGCAGCCAACGGCTTCGATAGCGTGGGTGCAGTGAACGCGGACATCCCCGTCGTCGCTCCCCTGAGCGGTGATGTGCTGGCCGACGCATTCAGCCTGATCGAGCGTCATGACCTGCGAGTTGCTCGCGTGTTCATGAACGCCCGTGACTACGCTGACCTGCGTAAGTTCGGACGTGACATCCTCGACATCGAGACCCAGCGCGACCTGCTGAAGACCGGTCTGATGGCTACCCTTTGGGGTGCCCAGATCATCGTCAGCCGTCTGGTTCCCGTCGGCACCGTGTACGTTTGCTGCGAGCCGGAAATGTTTGGTCGGATGCCTGTCCGTACCGAACTGACCGTTCTCTCCGCTGACGACCCGAAGGCTCGTACCATTGGCTTCTCTTGCTTTGAGAACATTGGTATCGGCGCGTTCAACCCTCGCGGTCTGGCTCGTCTGACCATCACTCGTCCGTAGTCTCTGACTACTGACGGGGGTCAATGATCCCTTTGAAGCCCCCCTTGGTCCTCGGACTGAGGGGGGCTTTTTTGTTTGCCTGTCACCACTACTTTCTCAATGGGTACTGTCAGGGAAGTAGGAGTTGCCGTGCGTATTGCTGTCTCAGGAACCATTGGAGCAGGGAAGTCCACCCTGTGCTCTCACCTCTCAGAGGCACTCCAGTACGAGGTGTTTGAGGAACCCGTGACCGACAACCCGTATCTGGAAGACTTCTACACTGATCCCCATCGCTGGGCGTTTGACGCTCAGGTGTTCATGATCTCGCATAGGTTCCGTCGGCAGATGGAAGCGGTCCATGCAGCAGAGCACAAAGGCTTCCTCCTGGACCGTTGCTTCCACGAGGACAGGGTGTTCGCCGAGGTCAACCACGAGATCGGCCACATCAGCGACCGCGACTGGAACACTTACCTGCACTTGTACGAGTCCTTCTGCCGGATCGTCCCGCCTCCCGAGGCTGTGGTCTACCTTCAGACTGATCCTGAGGTCGCCCTGCGCCGTATCCATACACGGGGCCGAGGGGCAGAGCAGGAAATCTCTATGGACTACATGAGCAGACTTCACGATGCCTACAACCGCTGGTCTGAGGACATGGCTGCGAGGACACGGGTGATCACGGTTCAGTGGAACGACTTCGACGCCCCCGGATGGCAGGGAGTCTACGAGCAGTTGCAGGCTAATCCAGCAGCATCTTGAGCCGCTCATACACGAGGTAGAAGCCCACCAGGTGTTCTGGGGTGCCCTCCCCGCAGAAAGGGCAGTGGATGGACTCTGGGACATCGTCTTCTCCCAGGTAAGCAGCCCACACCGCATCGCAGTTGGGACACTGTGGGGCGAACCAAGGCTGGATCAGCCCCTCTTGAACCAAGACCTCTATCATGGCTTCAGCCTCGTGAACCTTGATCCCCACCTCAAGGGCCAGCCCTTCTGAAGTAAAGAAGGAGCCCCCCGAAGATGTCGGGACACGGGGCCAGATAGCCTCTCCAACTATGTCATCAGCCGTCGGCAT